CGCAAATAACACAGTAAGCGATGTTCTTGATATTGGTTTCTATGGCAAAGCAAATACAGGCACAGAAGTAACTCATCACGGTCTTGTTCGTAGAGCAGGAACTGGTAATGACTTCTTCTTGTTCAAAAATTTAAATACTGATCCAACAGCAAACGTTCTTGCTACAGGTTCAGTAACGGCTGCTAATACGGCTACCTTGAGAGCTAACCTAACTGGCGGTATGATTTCCGGTCTTGCTAATACCATTGGCGTTGTTGATGGTGGTACTGGAGTAGGTACATTTGTTGTCGGTAGTATTTTAGTTGGCGATGGAACAAACTCATTAAAAGTACTTGCTAATACAGGCACTGCAGGAGCATATGGTTCTGCATCTAATACATTAATTGTTACCACAGATGCGTATGGTCGTGTGTCAGCTATTACAAATAGTGCAATTCAAATTGATGCTTCAAACATCGTATCTGGTAATTTAGCAATTAATAGAGGCGGTACAAACAACGATTCTTATACAACTGGTGCCGCAGTATTCTATGATGGTACTGCAATTAAGACATTAGCAAATACTGGCACAGCAGGAACATATGGTTCCGCATCTTATGTTCCTGTGGTTACAACTGATGCATTGGGTCGTGTTTCTGGTGTAAGCAACACCGCAATCAATATTGATACAAGCGCAGTTGTTTCTGGAACATTAGGTATCGCAAGAGGCGGTTCAGGAGCATCTTCATTCTCAGTTAAAGGTGTTATAGTTTCTGATGCGGCATCAACAACTGGTGCATTGTCTGCATTGACTTCACCGACCGAAGGTCACCTGTTACAAATTAACTCATCTGGAGCACCAACTTTTGCACACCTAAATGGTGGAACATTCTAAATTATAATGAAAGGATTTTATTATGGATGTGAGATTACAAAATGCTTATGTAGAGGTTTTGCTTGGCAATTTTATGGAAGTTGTCAAGCAGAATTTAATGTTTCAAGCACAAATTGAAGTAAATAAGAATAGTTTACAAGAAGCAGAAGATTCAGTAAGAAGATTAAAAGAAGTTTCGGACGCAAATATTAATTATCAAACTCAACTTGTTGAAAAAGATAAACTTATAAATCAACTAACGACCGAACGAGATAATTTAAAAGGATCTTCTGGCGCTAATGATTCTTTGCGTCAAGAAAAAGATAGATTGCAGAGTGCAGTTAATGACTACATGAGACAATTAAAATCTGCACAGCAAGATGTGTTGACAGCTAAGAGTGAATCCCAAGATGTTTTATTACAAAACAATAATCGGATTGAAGAACTCACTAAATATGTTGCGAGATTAGAAGTCGTAGTTCCAGCAAACAAACTTAAAAAAGTTAAACTTGGTGAAGTTGTTCAACCTGATACTCCAGAGATTGCTGTTGAAGAACCAGTTCTTCCAATTGATGATGATATTGTAAAATCTGGCGGAACATTCTAAGATTCGGTAAATGGCAAACACACTAATTCAGTTAAAAAATTCGGGCGCATCAGGTAATACACCAACTACATTATCGCCGGGCGAATTGGCTATTAACTATGCCGATGGTAAACTGTATTATGGTAATCAAACAAATACCGCAATTTTATTTGATGTTATAACTGAGCCTGGTGGACTAAATCAAGAAATTCAATTTAATGATTCTGGTGCATTTGGCGCATCAGCAAATCTAAAATTTGATAAAACAACAAAAACTTTAACTACCGATAAAATTGTTTCGGCTAATATTGAAGTTTCATCAAACTTAGTCGCAGAAAATGTAATTGCACATACAGCATTGTATGTTGGCATTGCAGATATTTCTCACACTCCTCTCGCAAACTCATTAGGTTATTTCACCGGAAATTCTTCTCCATACGTTCAAGTAAACGTTGAAAATATTAATCCTGATGGTTCGGCTGATTGGGTTGCTACTGCTGACGTTGGTAGTGATTCAACATTCTACACTGACTTAGGTATTCAAAACTCTGCACACACTGATGGAACAATTAAACCACTAGATGGTTATTTGTTAGTACAAGGTAACACCGGTCAGATTGGTGGTAATCTTATAATTGGTACCATTTCTGGAACACCAGGGCAAGAAATTCGTGTAGTTGTTGATGGCAATCAAGATGCGAATGTAGTCTTAAAAATTAATTCTTCTGGTTTGCAGATGGTCAGAGGTGATATCACAAGTAATATCACCACAAGAATTAGTAACGTCTCAAACTCAGCATTTGCACAAGCCAATTTAGCATATAGTGCAGCCAATTCCGCAGTAACAACAGGACAAGCCAACGTAGGCGCAGGACTAATTGTTGTCACTGGAAGAACAAATTTAGCTTACGATAAAGCAAATGCCGCATATGATTATGCTAATACACTTATAACAAGTGGTGCTTCTGGTGATTATTTTCCAACTGCGCCTTATGGTTTTGTTACTGAAAGTTTGGTTGCTCTCGTTTCAGATAATACATTCATACAAGGAGAACTGGCTGGACCAGTTTATGATTGTTCAGATAATCCAATAACACCCGAAGGCTTTTATTTGGAAAAAGACCTTGGCTATTTAACCTAACATAAATAGATTGATAATTTAAGGATATTAAATGCCAACGCAATTACAGTTAAGAAGAGGAAATACAGCGCAGACTGCAACATTTACTGGAGCAGTGGCTGAGATTACCGTTGACACAGATAAGAAAACAGTTATTGTCCATGATGGCACAACAGCTGGTGGTTTCGCTCTCGCTTTAGAATCAGCGCAGTTAGATCAATTTGCATTCACAAAAGCAAACTTAGCGTTTGATAGAGCAAACTCGGCATTCGCTCAAGCAAATGCAGCCTTTGATACAGCTAATACAAAATTTAATTCTGCTGGTGGTACAATTTCTGGTAACGTAATCGTAACTGGTAATATAACTCCAACGACAGATAATGTTAATAGTTTAGGTTCAGCATCAAAACGTTGGAAAGATTTGTTTGTAGGACCAGGTTCAATTAACATTGATGGTATTGTTATTGGAAATAATGGTGGGCAGATTGTAATCTCTGGCGCATCTGATTTTGTTTTTCAATCAACAACTGGTGCACCTTCCGTATCATCATCGGCTAGTGCTAACATTGCGCTTAATGCTTTCAATCAAGCCAATCTAGCATTCAATCAAGCAAATACTTCTTACGGTTCTTTTGCACAAGCTAACTTAGCATACGCACAAGCAAACTCCGGTTATGGTGTTGCCGTTTCTGCATTCGCACAAGCCAACTTAGCATTTACGGCTGCTAATAATGCTGTGGATACTTGGGTTAGAAATCAAGCTAATGCCGCATATGATGCCGCGAACTCAGCAGTAACAGCAGGACAGGCAAACGTTGGTGCTGGACTTATTACCGTTACTTCAGCTTACCAAGCAAACGTAGGTGCTGGACTATTAGCATATCAAACAGTTTCACAAGCTAACGTAGGTGCTGGACTACTAGCATATCAAACAGTTTCGCAAGCTAACGTTGGCGCAAGTGTAATTACTTTATCCAATAACATAACTAATGTATTTAATCAGGCTAATCTTGCTTTTAATGCCGCAAACAATGCTGTGGATACTTGGGTAAGAAATCAAGCTAATGCCGCATATGATAGAGGCAACTCTGCTTTCTCTCAAGCTAACTTAGCATACACCACAGCAAATGCCGCATTACCAAAAGCTGGTGGTACAATTACTGGTGACTTGACAGTTTCGGGTAACTTAGTTGTTACTGGAGCTACAACAACACTTAATGTTACCTCATTGAGTGTTTCAGACACTCTTATCCAATTAGGTAAAGAAAATCAATCAGATTTGTTGGATATTGGTTTCATTGGTCACTACGCTAATACACCAAACAATCACACAGGTTTGATTCGCAAATTCTCCGATGGCAAATATTACTTGTTTGATAATCTGCAAACAAATATTGAACCAACTAATACTATTGATATTGCAAACACAAGAGTTGCAACACTAAGCGCAAATCTAGTTACGAATGTAATCACATTGCGCGGACTTGATCCATTAGATTACTCAAATACAATTTATAGTAATGCACAAGCAAATACTGGTGCGGCTGTTATATCTGTAACATCCGCATATCAAGCTAACGTTGGTTCCGCTAGAATTGATGCGAATACAGCTAACACAACTTTAGCCGCTAGTATTGCATCTGGTAGACAAGCTGATAATGCTAACGTTGGTGCTAGTATAATTGCAGTCACAAGTGCATATCAAGCAAACGTTGGTGCTGCCAATAATACTTTAGCGGCTAGTATTGCTTCGGGTAGACTTGCGGATAACGCTAACGTTGGTGCAAGTATAATTACCGTTACTAATGAATATCAAGCAAACGTAGGCGCAGGATTAATTACCAAAGTTAATAAAGCTGGTGATGTGATGAGTGGCGGTTTGTCTGCTAACGGTGCATTAATTGGTGCAAGTTTAACATCAAATACAGTAGCAACAATTAACACGAATGCAGTTTATGAATCTACTGCTGTAACAACTGCGGCCAATACTCAATTTACATTAGATTCATTCTCAACAACTGCATACCGTTCAGCTAAATATCTCGTTCAGATTTCTAGCGGTTCATCATATGAATTACTAGAGATGACTTTGATCCATGATGGAACAACTGTATATTTGTCTCAGTATGGTAACATTAAAACTGGTGCGACATTAGCAGTATTTGATGCTTCAATTTCAACTGGCACTTTAAGTGTGTTAGCTACACCAAACAATGCAGTGACTACATTTAAGACAGCTATAGTTGTGATACCGACATAATAAAAATTTATCAACAAAGGGATAGTGAACTTTGGCAACAACAAGATTATCAACAGTAATTGGTAACGTCATAGTAGGCGCTACTGGACCTCAAGGCGCACAAGGACCAGCCGGACCTCAAGGCGCACAAGGACCAGCCGGACCAACAGGATCAGCCGGACCGCAAGGTGCTCAGGGATCAACGGGCATAACGGGACCGCAAGGAGCCCAAGGCACACAAGGACCAACGGGACCTTCAGGAGGAACTGGCGCACAAGGAGTCGAAGGACCAACAGGACCTCAAGGCGCACAAGGCACACAAGGACCAACAGGACCTCAAGGCGCAACGCCATCAATTGGTGGTTCAAACACTCACATTCAATTCAACAATAGTGGTTCTTTAGATGGTACCGCTAACTTAGTTTGGAATGGCACAGGACTGGGTATTGGGACTACATCTCCTGTAGGTAGAGTAGATGCCGCAATGACCGCAGGTTCATTAACTGGCTATGCTTTGTCTTTGGGTGGAGTAGAGGTAGGTTCTTTAAAAAGTAATTCATCAACAGGTGAAGTTCGTATTGGTGGAACATATACAAACTATTTCCCGACTTTTTACTCTAGTGGTTCAGAACGAGCCCGTATTGACTCCAGCGGTAACTTGGGATTAACAACATCTGGATATACCCTTGGCTCCTTGTTGCAATTAGGTCGAGTATTTTCTTTTGCTCAAGATATTAACAGTGGATACTTAGGTGCTGGCTGGGTTGGTGGGTCAGCGCCAAATTATGCAGTCACGGGCAATTATGCGGTACGTGAATATTTTGATAGTGCCCTAGGTACAATAGTTTGGCAGACGGCAGGAACAGGCACGGCAGCAAACACAGTTACTTTTTCCACAAAAATGACTCTCAATAACGCTGGTAACTTGGGTATAGGTGTTACCTCACCTACTTGGAAGCTAGAAGTTGAAGGAAACCAAGAATCGCTGGCGTCATTTAGACCAAGTTCTAATACCAGTGCTGGATATGCTCGATTTAAAAATGGAGGTAGCACATTCTATATAGGGGTAGAATCTTCTGATGGTACTAGAATCTCTGGATCTGGACTTGCTTATGCTGCCTCTATGACCACCGAGGGAAATACGGCACTGACGTTTGGTACTAATAATACTAACCGTATGACCATTGACACCAGCGGTAACTTGCTGGTGAATGCATCAACAACTATTGGCACGGGTGGAAAGTTTCAAGTCAAAAGTGATTTAGACGCATCTATTTTTAAATGTACATCCAGCACTGCTTATGCGGCTGTTGTTGTTAATGTTGAAGCTACGAACGCCAGGTTGATGGCATTTCAGTATGGCTCTGGCGCTTCACCAACCAATGTGGGGCGAATTACAACTGACGGAACAAACATAGCTATAGTCAATGTTTCTGGCATCACCTTTCCCGCAACCCAAGCCGCCTCCGCTGACGCAAACACCTTGGATGATTATGAGGAGGGGACTTGGACTCCAACAATTGCAGGACAAAGTGGTGGTGCATGTGCTATGACAAGCGGTGTATCTGGAGTATATACCAAAATTGGAAATGTGGTATACTGTACTTGTAATATAATTAGCTGGAGTTCAAAAACAACTTTGGTTGGCATGGTGATTCTTTCTGGATTTCCATTTCCTTTTAGAAATGCTCAACGATTTGCTGGGATATTTGGAACTAGTCCCGGTGGGTCTCTATCGTTTACAGGTCAGCCAGTATTTGGCGCCGATGGTGGTGTTAGTTATGCCTGGCTTATTTTTAGAGATGGCACTAACAATACTTATACTCATATGTCTGATGGAAATATAAACTCATCCGGAACTATATACGGAGTTACTATTACATATGTTGTTTAATATTTAAGGAAAAAAATGTCATTAACAAAAACTACCACTGTTGACCAAATCACCGTCACCGAAAACGGCACTGTGCTGTACCGTGAAGCTACTAAAATAATGGAAGATGGAAACGAATTGAGTAAAACTTATCATCGTTCAAGTCTAATGCCAGGTCAAGACTTAACTGAGGTTCCTGCTAACGTTGTAGCTATCTGTAATGTTGCATGGACAGAAGAAGTCATTACGGCTTATCAAGCACAAATTGCATCTTATGTGCTTCAATAAATAATTTTACTTTAAAAAATAAATGGCATCTAATCAAGACTTCATCATAAAGAATGGGCTAACAGTAGGCTCATCGCAAGTGATTGCAGCCAATGGTCGTTGGATTGGTGCTAACACAGGACTTATTGGTCCACAAGGAAGTACTGGTCCCGCAGGATCAAATGGTTCAACTGGTCCACAGGGAGCGGCTGCACCTTGGGTAGTAGTTACTGCAAATACTACTGCAACATCGGGTCAACAATTAATCGCAAATACTTATACTGGTGCATTTACAATAACTTTACCAGCTTCACCTTCAGTTGGCAATGTAGTTGTAATTACAGATGGATATGATTGGACAGTAAATAATTTAACTATTGCTGGTAACGGAAGTACAATTGAAAATTCAGTTAATGATTTGTTAGCTGATGTTAGAGGTACAACTATTGAACTTGTTTATGATAGTTATACTTGGCAAGTTGTATCAACGATTGGTCCAATGGGTAATACTGGTCCACAAGGTCCCATAGGCACTACAGGACCAACAGGACCTCAAGGCGCTCAAGGGCCGACTGGTGCTACAGGACCAACAGGACCAACACCAGCCATTGGTGGTTCAAACACTCACATTCAATTTAATAATGCTGGTTCTTTAGATGGTACCGCTAACTTAGTTTGGAATGGTACAGGACTAGGTATTGGGAGAAGCAACCCCGCTTATCCTTTAGATATTGTTGGATATATGCGAGGTACAGCTAACAACGCCAGTGTTGGTAATGCTAGTTCTATGCAATTGACCCAAAATGGAAGTGGTGATGCGGCTATATCGTTTTTGATTGGTGCTACTACAGAATGGTTAGCAGGTGTTGACAATTCTGATTCCGATTCATTCAAAATTAGTAACATTACAGGTGGCGGTGATTTTACTGGCACAGGGATAACGCTTACTACCAGCGGTAATGTGGGTATTGGGACTACAACACCAACAGCAAAGCTAGCCGTTAAAGGTCAAACTCACACTACGCCTTGGTTTGCCGCTGAAAGAAATGACAGTGCAACTTTGCAATTTAAGATTGTGGGTGCAGAAAGTACAGGTTATACTGCTAACTCTGGAACAGTTTCTCCAGGTTGGACAAATGTTATAGACAACAATAATTCTAACATTATGTTATCAACATACCTTGCTGGCGGCAGCGGTGGAAATATAATACTTGACGGCAAAGTGGGTATTGGCACTACAAGCCCTTCGGAAAAATTACAAGTATACGGTACGGCAGCATCTGGAAGCACCCAGGGGCCTCGCATTAATTTACAGTATTCTGGTACCTCCGGGGCTGCTGAATCATTAATAAACTTTTTGGATTTTAGAGGCGTAGTAAATGCAGCCATTGGTAATAACTTACAAGATGATGGAGTTGGATCCGCCGCTGCACATATGGTATTTAAAACTGCTATAAGTGGCACACTTACCGAGCGTATGCGTATTAACACCAGCGGTAACTTGCTGGTGGGGACTACGACTAACTCCGCAAACGCTCGTATTGTTGCTGTTAACGTTGCTGATGCAGGTATTGCTGTTCGTGAGGGGCCTGTTAGAGGCAACTATGAATCAAGCGATGGCGGTAGACTTAACTACTGGTCATTTGGACGAGATAACATTTCAACTGGTAGTTTTGTTTTTTATTTAAACGGGGTATCAAAATCTTATATTGAGTCATCTACGGGGAACTATGTAGTCGTTTCAGATTCTCGGGCAAAGAAAAATATAGAAACATTGAAATACGGCTTGTCAGAAATATTGGCACTTAACCCCGTCATGTATCACATGGTTGCAGAACTTGATACTGACAAAAAACATATTGGTTTAATTGCCCAAGAAACAAAAGCCGTCATGGACGAAAGCGTTGGCGACCTAAAAGATGAAGTCAACGGCCTTTACGGTTTAGACAAATCCGGTCTTGTTCCTGTTCTTATCAAGGCCATCCAAGAACAGCAAGCCCTCATTACCCAACTTACCGCCCGTATAACCACTTTAGAAGGAACATAAACCATGTCAACAATCACCTGGAACATCAGCGCAATGAACTGTTATCCCCAAGCAGAGGGGCAAACAAATGTCGTATTTACCGTTCACTGGACTTGCAGTGGTACACAAGTACAAGATGGCAAGACATACAACGGGTCTGTCTACGCAACTTGTGGTGTGACTTACGCCGCTGGATCATCATACATACCATATGCTAACTTAACAAAAGAAGATGTTCTTGGTTGGATTTGGGCATCTGGTGTGGACAAGGACGCTACAGAAGCGGCGGTACAACAACAGATTGACACAGCAATTAATCCACCAGTGATTACTCCAGCATTGCCTTGGGAAAATTAAAATCCTATTTTTTAACAAGACTATATAAAATATGGCATCTAATCAAGACTTTATTGTAAAAAATGGATTGACTATTGGTTCTAGTCAAGTGATTGCAGCCAATGGTCGTTGGGTTGGTGTCAGCACAGGATTAATTGGACCACAGGGCGCACAAGGAGCACAAGGTGCTCAGGGAGCAACAGGACCGACCGGACCTCAGGGAGCCCAGGGTGCTCAAGGAACTACTGGCGGTACTGGACCAACGGGACCTCAAGGCGCACAAGGAACTACTGGAGGTACTGGTCCTACTGGTCCTCAAGGCGCTCAAGGACCAGCTGGCGGTACTGGTCCTACTGGTCCGCAAGGCACACAAGGCGCCCAAGGTTCTGCTGGACCTCCAGGACCAACCGGCGCACAAGGTCCTACTGGCGCACAAGGTCCTACTGGTCCGCAAGGCGCTCAAGGCGCACAAGGTCCGACAGGTGCTACAGGACCAACAGGACCTCAAGGCGCTCAAGGCGCACAAGGACCAGCTGGACCCACTGGACCCACTGGTCCTTCTGGCGCATCAATTTTAGGATCAGGCAATACTTGGACTGGTGCAAATCTTTTTCAATCAAATTTAGGTCCAACTTCCGGAAGTTTGAGTAGTCCAGCTTTACAAGCATATGCAACTAGCACCAACTCTGCGTTTATGTCGTTTCATAGAGGCGGTGTATATGCAGTAAACATGGGACTGGATTCTGATAACATATTACGTATTGGTGGATGGTCAGCACCTGCTAATCTATGGCAACTGGATATGTCTGGAAATAATTATGCGTTAGCTTCTTTTAGAGCACCAATTTTTTATGATGTAAATGATACTGCATATTATCTTAATCCTGCATCGTCTGGTAGTATTGCATTAGAGACAATTGGTGAAATACGCTTTAAGAATAATGGTGGGACATATACACATTTCAATTATTCTAATGGAGGCACCAGTAACTATATTAGAGGAACAACATACTTTGATGGTTCTGCCGTATACTTTAGTTCCGGTAATTTACGCTGGAGCGGTGCCGGCTATGATAGTGATGACACTGGTTATTATCTTGATCCTAATGCTACAAGTGATTCTGCTTTACGAATTCGTGGCGGTGCTTTACATGGTCCAAACCCAACTTGGGGATCTTATCTTTTAATCGGTGGTGATGGAAGACAGAATTATACTAATAGTACCAACACACCATCTGTCTGCTCAACAAACGGAAACTTGCACATGGATGCAGCCTCTGGTTATGATATGTATTTAAATTATTATGATGGTGGTAATATTTTCTTTGGTAGTGGCGGAAATTCTATTATAGGTACTATTACTGCGGCAGGTAATTTGACTATGAATGGTAGCATAACCGCAAGTTCTGATAGAAAACTAAAGACTAATATTAAAACAATTCAAAATGCATTAGGTATGGTCAGCAGAATGCGTGGTGTTTATTTTGATTGGATAGAAAGTGGTCAGCAATCTATCGGATTGATTGCACAAGAAGTGCAAGAAGTTATTCCAGAATTAGTTTTGGAAAATATAATTAAAAATCCTCCATCTTTTCCTGGTGAAGAAATGCCGGAAGATAGAATTTTATCAGTTGACTATGGAAAAATAGTTGCGGTTTTAATTGAAGCAATCAAAGAACAACAAAAACAAATTGAAGAATTAAGAGAGATTATTAATGGCCAGTAATCAAGACTTCATCGTAAAGAACGGCCTTACAATAGGCAGTTCACAAGTAATTGCAGCCAATGGTCGTTGGGTTGGAGTTAGCACTGGTCTTATTGGTCCACAAGGTCCTCAAGGAGTTGCAGGACCGCAAGGCGCACAAGGTCCAACTGGTGCTCAAGGGCCCGCTGGTCCCACTGGCGCTCAAGGACCAACAGGAGGCACTGGACCAACAGGACCACAAGGCGCACAAGGAACTACTGGCGGTACTGGTCCCACTGGTCCACAAGGCGCACAAGGAACTACTGGCGGTACTGGACCGACAGGACCACAGGGCGCACAAGGCGCTCAAGGACCAACAGGAGGCACTGGACCGACAGGACCACAGGGCGCACAAGGCGCACAGGGCGCACAAGGCGCTCAAGGACCAACAGGAGGCACTGGACCGACAGGACCTACAGGAACATTTGCAAATCCTACATCATCACCTATTACTAGAAGTGTCGCAGCCGCCGGTTATTTGAACGGAAACTATTCGACAGCCGAAAGCGTTACAACCTCTGGAGCCATTTATTCTATTGGTGGCGCTAGTTATCTTCCTGGCACAACAACGCTGGGTACTATGTATGGAGTTGGATACGCTTACTCAGGATCTGGGCGAGCCGTTGGTACAAATCCAGCTGGTGCACCAATTGACAACTGGGGATTTTATGGTGCTGATGCTGGTACTCTAAAATGGTTCTTAACCACAACCACTGGCGCCGGGTATTTTACTGGCCTATTACAAGCAACCAGCTTCTACGACTACAACAACACCGCGTACTACGGCGACTTTGCCAGCACATCTAATATTAACGCTTTGCAAACTGCGGGACAAGTTGTAATTGGCGGTACGTTTTCCAATAATGCATATAATGCGGTTAGTAGCACCAGATTGTTGTTTGGTGGAGGTAATGATGCAGATAATTATTCTATAGGCACAAGTTTAAACAACTATGGCGGCAACTACACTAAGTTAGATTTGCGTTGGCATACCGGCATAAGGATGGGTGCTCAGCCAGGTTATGGCGGTATTAGATTTTTTGATAGTGAAGATTTTGGCACTCAAATATTCTCTGTTGGTGAAACAGATAATAATGTAAGAGTTGCTAACTATTTGTATACACCAATAATGTATGATAGTAATGATACTGGATATTATTCAAGTCCAAATACTGGTACAAATTTAAAGTATCTTCAAGTTTCTGGTGCATGGGCCGGCGGTTCACCGTTTGGATCAAATCACGAACAGTTTACAATCCGCACAAACTATCCATCATACACACTTCGTAATACCGAGACTGGATATTATTGGTTAGTACATCACGCGGCTGATTACACTATAAATTGGTACGGCGGTGGTGGTGGTGTAGACGGATCAGCATGGAATAGAAACTTATATCTTGATATGAGTGGTAACTTAACAGCAAGAGGCAGCGTTACAGCAAGTTCCGATATCAGATTGAAAACTAATGTTGTGACTATTGAAAATGCACTAGATAAAGTAAAGCGACTAAGAGGTGTTTATTTTGATTGGATTGAATCTGGTGAACATTCATTGGGTATGATTGCACAAGAGGTTGAGGAAGTGCTTCCAGAATTAGTTTTTACTAATACAGAATGTAAAACATTTACGGAAGAAGTAATTAGTGTAACAAAAACGTTAGACTACTCTAAAATAACTTCCGTGTTAATTGAAGCAATCAAAGAACAGCAAAAACAAATTGAAGAACAAAATAAAAGAATCGCTTTTTTAGAGAATAAATAAAGCACTGACCCGCCAACATTTTAGGAGAAAATAATGGCCATTACATATACCTGGAAAGTCACCAGTCTAAAAACTAAAAACGAAGGTTCCAACCAAAACGCAGTTGTGCAAACATACTGGCAAAAGATTGGTACCGATGAAAATGGTAACGTAGGAACATTTTCTGGTGCAACACCATTCACATCAACAACTATGCCTGAAGGAAATGTGTTTGTTCCATTTGAAGAACTAACCGAAGAAGTTGTCCTTGAATGGATTAAAGATGTTGTCGTTGGAAATTACGAAGCACATGTCAACGGAAAAATTCAAGAACAAATTGACCAACATGTAAATCCTGTTTCCGAAGCGCAGATGCCTTGGGCACCACCAGCATCCAATACAGCACCAACAATGCCGTGATATATATTAGATAGTTTATTAATTCATTATAAGGAGTTTGACATGAATGACATGATGCAACCACAACAACAAGAAGAACCACAAGTTACACTAACGCTTAAAGCAAGTTGGTTAAACGTGATTATAGCTGGCTTGGAAGAAATTCCACACAAGTTTAGCAGACCAGTTATTGATACCGTCACTCAACAAGCAAGAGCGCAGTTAGAAAACAAACCTCAAGGACCATTGTCTTCTAAAGTAATTAACTAATTATGAACGGTGAATGGTGCTACTTCAAAAGTAGATTTACTAAAGAGCAATGTGATTTCATTTTAGAGGAAGGTCTAAAGTTACCTTCTAAAAAAGCATCTATGGGTGTTTCAAATGAAATACATGATGACGAATATCGTAGAAGCCACATTCGGTTTATTCATCAAGAACCCAAATTCCAATTTCTCTTTGATGAGATTTGGAAAATGGCAATTCAAGCAAATCACGACTTCTTCAATTTTCATATAACTAGATTGAGTTTTATACAACTTGCTGAATATTCATCTGAAGTTCAAGGCGAATATAAAAGACACCACGATGTATTTTGGATGAATGGTGATCCACACTTCCACAGAAAACTTACTTGTGTAATTCAGTTGACTGATCCGACAACTTATGAAGGCGGTGATTTTGAAATGTATGACTTGTCACAAAATGCGCCAGATAAGGAAGAAATACGCCAACAAGGTACAGCAATATTTCTTCCATCTTTTATAAGTCACGCAGCCTTGCCAGTGACAGAAGGAACTAGACATTCATTAGCAGTATGGATGGAAGGTCCTAAGTGGAGATAATATGAAAACAAATATGATTGTGGTTGATGAGTTCTATAATAATCCAAATGATGTGAGAGAGTTTGCGTTATCACAAGAGTTTGATGTTACTGGCAATTGGCCAGGCACTAGAACAAAAACTTTTATCAATGAAAGCACAAAAGAAACCATACAAAAAATACTTCAAGATGTATCTGGAAATGTTACCGACTGGCAAGCAAATGATGGATACACTGGAAGTTTTCAACTAACCACATCAATGGATAGAAGTTGGATTCATGCAGATTCATACAACACTTGGGCAGGAGTTTTGTATTTGACTCCTGATGCTCCACTATCTGGCGGCACAGGAATATTCAGGTACAAAAAAACCGGTAGTATGATGGAAGATGGCACAGATTTATCTGGCGTCACACAAGACATGACTAAGTGGGAACTTGTTGATAGAGTTGGAAATGTTTACAATAGATTAGTATTGTATCGTGGAAACAATTATCATATGTCTTTAGATTACTTCGGCAAAGACAAAGAAGATGGTAGACTGTTTCAATTATTTTTCATAACAACAGAATATTGATATGAAAATATGCAGAGTTATCTTCTCCACAAACAGACCAGAATTTTTAATACCAACTTTAGAATCACATCAAAAGTATATTGACTTTGGCGATCATGAGGTCTATGGCATATTCATAGACGATTATCCAAAAGATAGAGATGATAAACTTATTGTAGAGTTAGCCAAAAAATATGGATTCAATGAAGCAGTTCTTCATACAGAGAATCTTGGTTTAACTCCAACTTGGACCGAGTTGTGGAATTATCTAGCAACACAAGACTATGACTACATCTGGCACCATGAAGATGATGTAGTATTTGGTGAACCAATAAAAATACAATCTCTGATAGATTTCTTAGAAGAAAATAAAGAGTTTTGCCAAATCAATCTCAAAAGAAATCCATGGTATGATTTTGAGTTGAACAAACCAGCAATAACTTGGGAAGATAAATTCTTTAAAGAATACCGGTATGATGTTAGGGATGACTATTTCTGGACAATGGCATCATTATATCCATCTTGGGTAACAAAAGAGCCCGTGAAAGAAGTTGAAGGTTGCAATCTGGCTGAGTATCCAGTAATGAAATACTTCAAAGAGCAACACAAAATGAAGATGGCTATTCTTAAAAATCAAGATGGAAGTAATCTTGTGGAACACATTGGTGTATATTCTCAAGGCAAAAGAGTGCTTGAGGGAGAGCCAGGTTGGGAAGGTTTTAAGTGGTTTGATCCTAATAAAAAATATGATTCCAAGACTGGTGCCTTGATAGTATAAATAGATAATAAAACTATTGGGAACTATAAATGGCTAAACCCACAACTAGAGCAACTTTCAAAGACTACTGCCTACGCAGATTAGGTCATCCAGTAATCCAAATCAATGTGGATGATGACCAAGTTGAAGACAGAATTGATGATGCACTACAATTCTTTGAAGACTATCATTTTGATGGTTGCGAACAAATGTATATGAAGCATCAAATCACTCAAGCTGATATTGATCGCAGATGGATTTATTGCCCAGATCCAGTAATTTTTGTTACTGGAATCATACCATTTGACCAGTCATCTTCCTCAGTCAATATGTTTGACTTGCGTTATCAGCTACGATTGCATGATTTGTATGACTTTACCTCAGTGTCTTATGTGTCATATGAAATTACCATGCAACACATTCGCACATTGAATCTGTTGTTCTCTGGCACGCCACTATTCAGATTTAACCGTAAACAAAATAAGATTTTCTTAGACATTGATTGGTCTAGAGACTTACAGGTTGGTCAGTATGTTGTTGTTGAGTGCTATCGTGCGATGCGCCCAGATACAGTTACTTTGACTGGTACAATAACCGGCACAACAAGTAACAATACTTTGACTGGAACAGGAACAATATTTGACCAAGAAGTTATTGAAAACGACTTCATCACACTATCTAGTGGTCAAGAAGTTCAAATTCGGACAATCAATTCTCCAACAAGTATTACTATTGCAAGTAGTTTAACAACAAACATTACAGCTAACACAGCAACAAAAGCTGGTGTTACGGATGTTTGGAATGATAAGTTTTTGAAAAACTACGCTACAGCTAAAATTAAATATCAATGGGGCACTAATCTTTCTAAGTTTGCTGGCATTCAAATGCCTGGTGGTGTAACACTAGATGGTCCAAGAATTATGCAAGAAGCACAAACTGAGTTGGACAAACTAGAAGAAGAAATGTATACCATCAGCAGTATGCCTAGCGAAATCTTTATGGGCTAAACATGCCAACGAATTTCTACTTTAATAATTTTCCACAACACCAAATAACTAGTGAGCAATTACTAGTAGAAGATTTGGTAATTGAAGCTATGCAAATTCATGGCATGGATGTTTATTATCTTCCGCAGACTTCAAGAGACCAAGTAGATATGCTATATGGTGAAGATACATTAAAAGAATTCCGTAGTGCTTACGGAATTGAAATGTATCTGGAAAATGTTAGTGGAATGGATGGCGAAGGCGACTTCATATCTAAATTTGGTTTAGAGATTAGAGATGAAGTAACTTTACTAATGTCACGCAGAAGATTTGCATCTTTAGGCACAACTTTAATTAGACCTAGAGAAGGTGATTTAGTTTATATTCCTCTATTACAAAATTTCTTTGAGATATCGTTTGTAGAACACGAAAACAATCAAGCAATGTTTTACACATTAGGTCGTGGGCGTGGTGGTAATGTTTATGTGTATGCATTGAAGTTGAAACAGTTTGTCTTTAGTGAAGAAATTATTTCCACTGGAGTTGATGAAATTGATGACCAGATATTTGATAGTTACAAACGTGCATCATTGCCCATTGCAAATACAACAGTATTTCCTGCAGGAACTGGTTCTTTTGTTCCTGGCGAAATCATATATCAAGGTTCTTCATTAGCGACAGCAAATGCACAAGCTATTGTTTATTCTTATACTGCACATTCATCTGTAGACATTATTCAGGTCCAAGGAACTTTTGCTAGTGGTAATATTCGCGGCAATACAAGCAATGCATTGAGAAGTGCTATAACATACAATGATGATACACAAGTTGGTAATAGTATATTTGAAGATATCGCCGACAATGTTAGAATAGAAACTGAAGCTGATGGAATATTAGACTTCACGGAAAATAATCCTTTTGGTGAAGCCTGATGTTAAATAATTCACATTTTTATAATAGAACAATTCGTAAAGTAGTAGTTTCTTTTGGCACACTATTCAATGACTTGTTATTGGTAAGATACAATAAAGCTGGAACAATTGAGCATGAGAGAATGCGTGTTCCTCTTTCTTATGGCGCAAAAGAAAAATACATCACACGACTAGCATCTGATCCAACATTAACAAAATCTATTGCAACATCTGTGCCAAGAATTTCTTTTGATTTGGTTGGATTAGAATACGATTCATCCAGAAAATTTAATACAATAAACAGAAACTTCTCAACAAATGCTACGACTGGTACAGTATCTGGGCAGTATGCACCAATACCATACAACTTTGAATTTGAGTTGGCTATCTATGTTAGAAACACAGAAGATGGTACACAAATTCTTGAACAGATATTGCCATACTTCACACCAGACTTTACTGTGACTGTGGATTTAATACCCACATTAGGTAGAAAATATGATATGCCAGTTATTCTTAATTCTGTGACACCACAAACAGAGTATGAGGGTGACATGTCTACAACTAGACTTATCATTTGGAACTTATCTTTTACTGTAAAAGGATATATCTTCCCACCAGTAAGCACAGTTGGTTTAATTGAACAAGCAAATACAAGTATCTATACGGATTCAAGAAGCACACTATCACAAAAAGTATACGTTGATTATGCTAATGGTTCTGGTGTTTTAGTTACGGGTGAAGTTGTTAGAAGTTCATCCAAAAACAAAACAGGAACTGTTGTATACTTTGCAAATAATAGCGGTGGCACATTAGTAGTATCAGACTTAAATGAATTGCTTGAAGAAGATGATGTGATTGTTGGTGATTATTCTAATGCTACATATACAATAAATACCGTAGATTTGAATCCATTAAAAACGGTCGCAATCATAACTGTGCCCGATCCAGTATCAGCAAACTCGGATGAAGATTTTGGATTCACAGAAACGATTACAGAATTTCCAAGTACTTTGACTTAAAATAGGAAGTCTAAATGGCAAAAAAGCTATCTCAATTAACCGCTATCTCTAGTGTTGGAAATATACCAGCAAATATTATATTTGGAATTTCCAACACAGCAAGCGGAACATCAAATACTATAACACTATCTTCACTATCAGCATATCTTGATTCAACGTTTGCTACCGATATTGCATCACAAGCTAACGTAGGCGCAGGACTTATTACGGTAACATCGGCCTACCAAGCAAATACTGGTGCGGCCGCTTTAGCTGGACAAGCTAACGTTGGGGCTGCTAGAATTGTTGATGTGGCATTAGGTCAAGCTAACGTTGGTGCTGGTATCATTACGGTAACATCAGCCTACCAAGCAAATACTGGTGCGGCCACTTTAGCTGGACAAGCCAACGTTGGTGCAGGTCTTATTACAATAACTGCGGCAAGTCAAGCTAACGTTGGTGCTGGCAGAATTGCTGATGTAGCAACAGGACAAGCAAACGTAGGAGCTGGATTAATTACAACCAAGGCTGCATATGAAGCTAATGTCGGCGCGGCCGCTTTAGCTGGACAAGCCAACGTTGGTGCAAGTGTTGTTATACTAACTAATAATATTAGCAATGCATTCAATCAAGCTAATAGTGCATACACAGCCGCTAATACTGCATTGAATATATCACAAAATATTCAAATACAAGACTACACATTGCAGTTGACGGATCGTGGAAAACATATCTATAGTACCAATACACAAGTTCAAACAATTACCATTCCAAACTCTGGAGTTGTTGCATGGCCAACGGGCACAGTAATTGATATTGTTCTTAACGGCACCGGTAGAATTAATGTTGCTACATCAAATGATGTTACGCTTTATGTTGCTAACAACTCTACCGTAAAAGGATATGCAAATGTGTATCCTCGTGGATGGGCAACACTACTAAATGTCGGCGCAAATAATTGGTTTATCAAAGGTCAGGGTGTAGATTGAAAACTAATGAAAATCTATCCAACATCTTTGGAGTTCAACCACTAGCAGAAGACGAATCTTCTATAGTTGAAATTGTTCCAACAGATGTGGATTCGGATTTTGAATTCGCAAGAAACAATATTCGTGAGTTAGCGGAAAAAGGCAGAGTTGCTGTAGACAATATTCTTATGGTAGCAAAAGCAACGGATCATCCAAGAGCATATGAAGTTGCAGCCACGCTAATTAAAAATATGTCCGACATTAATAAAGATTTGCTTGAGTTACAAAAAAGAAAAAGAGATTTGTCACCAGTCAAAGAACAGACCGTAGTAAATGTAGACAAAGCTGTATTCGTAGGCTCAACAAGAGATTTAATTAAACAAATTAAACAAGTAGGATAAAATGGAACAACTAATTCAACAACTAAAAGTAATCTTGGGTACCAATTTTGCTCTGTATCTAAAATCGCATGGCTTCCATTGGAATATTGAGGGTGCTAATTTTCCACAATATCACGATTTTCTCAATGGATTCTACACCGAAGTTTTCAATCAAAACGATCTTATTGCGGAACACATCCGTCAATTAGATAGTTATGCTCCAGGATCATTAGAAAGAATGTTGGAATTAGCTGACTTAGAAGAATCACAAAACATTCCAATGGCACTTGCTATGATGACTGAATTGAAGCGTGATAACGATAGATTCATTATACATCTCCGTGCTGGTATTGTTGCAGCCGAACAAGCCGATGAGCCAGCAATTGGTAACTTCTTGCAAGACCTTTTGGGTGCTCACCAAAAGAAAGCATGGATGTTAAGAAGCATCATTAAATAATGTCAATCGGTGGTTATTTAGGTAATCCAAAGTTAAAGCGGGCTGGTGTACAAGTTGAGTACACCAATGACCAGCTAATTGAGATTACTCGGTGCATTAAAGATCCAGTCTACTTCATTAAAAATTATGTAAAGATTGTTAACGTAGACTTGGGTCTCATTCCTTTTGATATGTGGGACTTTCAAGTGGAGATGGTTCGTGGTTTCCACAGCCAACGTTTCTCTATTGCTAAGATGCCACGACAGGTTGGCAAAACAACAACAACAGCTGGTTACATGCTTTGGGCTGTTTTGTTTTCGGATGATTACAAGATTGCGATTTTAGCTAACAAAGGCGACTTAGCCCGTGACATTCTTGGTCGTATCAAATACTCATATGAATATCTTCCATTGTGGATGCAACAAGGCATTATGGAATGGAACAAGGGCAACATCGTTCTTGAGAATGGTTCTGAGATTTCCGCTTACGCAACAAACGCATCTGGTGTTCGTGGAGGAACATACAATCTAGTATTCTTGGATGAGTTTGCTTTCGTTCCACAAAACATTGCAGCCGAATTCTTTACTTCCACTTATCCGGTAATCTCGTCCGGTAAAACCACAAAAGTTATTATCGTTTCAACGCCACATGGATTGAATCAGTTTTACAAGATGTGGACAGATGCAGTTGAACAGCGTTCATTATATGTGCCATTTGAAGTTCATTGGTCTATGGTGCCAGGAAGAGATGCAACCTGGCGTGAAGAAACAATTAGAAACACCAGTGAAGAACAGTTCAGGCAAGAGTTTGAAACCGAGTTTATTGGTTCATCAGCGACATTGATTCCTGGCGCTAAACTCAAGATGCTTGCGTTTAATAATCCAGCAGAAAAAGAAGAATACCTAGACATTTACGAAGCACCAAAACCAGGGCATACTTACATGGCAATTGTAGATTGTGCGGAAGGCGTTGGACTAGACTATTCAGTATGCTCAATTATTGACGTTACCGAGATACCATATAAGCATGTAGCTAAGTTTAGAGATAATAAACTATCAGCTTTTATCTTCCCAACATATGTTTATAATCTTGCTAACAGATACAATCGTGCTTGGATATTGGTAGAAACTAATAGCGTTGGGCAACAAGTAGTTGACATTTTACATTATGATTTGGAGTATGAAAACATCTTCCGCATTGAAAGCCACGACATTAAAGGTCAGCACATTGCCAGCGGATTCAAGAAGGGTGCAGCCTATGGAGTCAAAACATCCAAGACTGTCAAAAAGATTGGCTGTTCCAATCTGAAAACTCTGATAGAAACTGACAAACTCACTACTACAGACTTTGACACCATCGCGGAGCTAAATACTTTCGTAAGAGATAAAGATTCTTATAAAGCCGAAGAGGGCAACAATGATGATATTGTGATGACTTTGGTACTTTTTTCATGGTTGACAGCACAAAGTTTCTTCAAAGAGATAACAAATTCCGATGTTAGACAAAGACTTTTGGAAGAAAGAAACATCCAAATGGAAGAAGAATTGCTACCTATAGGCATTTTGGATGACGGCTTAGAAGAAGAAAAACATTTTGACGGAGAAGACCTTTGGACGGCAGCAAAGCGCAAGGGTTATCTATCGTCAACTTTATAAAAACATAAATAGATAATACGATTTAGTTCTATAATAAAAAAAAGGAGAACACAAAATGGCTTTCCAATTATCACCAGGAGTTAATATCTCCGAAGTAGATTTGACAACAGTTGTTCCTTCTGTTGCAACTACGATTGGTGGTTTAGCCGGAGAATTCGCTTGGGGACCTGTTGATGAAGTTACAATCATCAACAATGAAATTCAACTAGCAGATAGATTCGGCAAACCAGATGCAAATACATTCCAAACATTCTTTACCGCAGCCAATTTCTTGTCATATGGAAGCGACTTGAGAATTGTACGTGCTATAGGAGCAAACACCATTAATGCTGGAGCTAATGGTGCAGTTTTGATTAAAAATCAAAGTCATTACGACAGTTCAATTACACCAACATCAACCACAAACTTCTTTGTTGCAAAGTATCCTGGAGAACTAGGAAATTCCATCGGAGTTTCTTTAGCAGATTCTGTTTCACATTCAACCTGGGCATATAAAGATAATTTTGATGCGGCTCCTGCAACATCAAATTATGCTACGGCAGCTGGATCCACTTTAGACGAAATGCACATTGTCGTTTATGACGCAGGTGGAAAAATTTCTGGTACTCAAGGTACAATTTTAGAGAAATTTGCGTTTGTTTCTAAAGCAACTGATGCTAAAAATTCTGACGGAACAAGCAACTATTACAAAAATGTTCTAAACAACAGATCCAAATATGTTTGGTTTAATGGGCATCCTTCAGCGGCTGCAAATTCAAACACCGCATGGGGTACCGCAACTGCAAATGGTAAAGTTTTTGATACTAACGCAATTTCAAAAGTTCAATCATTGAATGTTGTTAACGATGGTTCAGGATATGCTAACGGAGATATCATTCAAGTTCAGTCTGGTACAATAACCACAGGATCAACAACAGGATTCAGAGCAAACGCAACAGTAACAACTGACGGAACTGGTAACGTAGTTTCACTAAGTATTGCTACAGCAAATGTTGGTTCTTATATAACACTACCATCTGGCACATTAGCTACAGCAAACATTACTGGAACAGGTACAAGTTTGACAGTTACTATTAATGCCTCATCTGTTATTACCACAACTGTTCAATTGGCTAATGGTTTTTATCAAAATGCAGCAACTGCTAATATTGCCACAGCTTTTGACAGATTCTCTAATCCAGATTCAATTGATGTTTCTTTATTAATGGCAGGACCAACAGAAACTAGTGTTATTCCTAATGCTCTAATTGCTATTGCAGAAAGTCGTAAAGATTGTTTAGTATTCATATCACCTAAATCTACTGATGTTATAGACAATTACGGCTCAGAAGTTACAGATATTGGAACTACAATCGCAGGGCTTACAGCATCTTCTTATGCAGTTGTTGACTCTGGATGGAAATATCAATACGACAAATACAATGATGTGTATCGTTGGGTACCATTGAACGGCGATATCGCCGGTCTATGTGTTCGTACAGACAATGAACGTGATCCATGGTTCTCACCAGCTGGTCTAAATCGTGGTGTTATCAAGAACGTTGTTAGACTTGCTTGGAACCCAACCAAGGCTGAACGTGATGAATTGTATAAAGACGGTGTAAATCCAGTTGTTACTTTCCCTGGAGAAGGAACACTTCTTTACGGTGATAAAACTTTTTCTGGACCAAGATCAGCATTCGACAGAATCAATGTTCGCCGCTTGTTTATCGTTCTAGAAAAGTCTATTGCTAAAGCAGCCCGAGGTTCATTGTTCGAATTCAATGATGAATTTACAAGAGCCGCTTTTGTAAATCTAGTTGAACCATACCTACGTGATGTACAAGGTCGCCGCGGCATCTATGATTACCGTGTTGTTGCTGATACCACAAATAACACAGCAGAAGTTATTGACCAAAATCAATTTGTTGGCGATATTTACATCAAACCCGCTCGTTCTATCAACTTCATTCAATTGAATTTCACCGCTGTTCGCACTGGTGTAGCATTTGAAGAAATTGTTGGAAGAGTTTAATAAATAGAGAGATAGGAGAAACTTAAATGGCATTTAACATTAACGAATTCCGCTCTCAGATGCAGGGAGATGGAGCACGCCCAAATTTATTTGAGGTAACGCTTCCATTCCCAGCATTCTCATTGCCAGGAACTGCACAAACTAAATTAAGTTTTATGTGCAAGACTGCTCAACTACCTGGTTCAACAATCGGTACTGTGCCAGTTCAATACTTTGGTCGTGAATTAAAGTTTGCGGGAAATAGATCCTTTCAAGATTGGTCTATTACAATTATCAATGACGAGGATTTTGTCATTCGTAATGCATTTGAACGTTGGATGAATGGCATTAACAGCCACAATCTAAACGTTCGTAATCCAGCGGCTGCTACTCAACTAGGCTATACAACAGACGGAGAAGTTCGTCAGTATGGTAAAGCTGGTTCCATTTTGAAGAAGTACAAGTTCATTGGTGTATTCCCAACCGACCTGTCATCAATTGATGTTGACTGGAGTGCTAATGATACAATTGAAGAATTTACTGTAAATCTTACCTATCAATGGTGGGAATCAGTAGAGGACCTAGTGGTCTAAGTAAGGGGGGAGCCCAGGCTCTCCTCTTTTTTATAATGTAAAGGAAAATCAAAGTGGCTATAAAACTATTCGGCTTCACAATCGGTGAAAAAGATATTGTTCAGAAGGAAAATCCTGAACAGGCTTCGTTCGCCCTTCCGACGGAAGCATTGGATGATGGCGCTGTTACGATTACTCAGAATGCACACTATGGTACATATGTTGACTTAGAAGGTGCAGTTCGCAACGAACTAGAATTAATTACTCGCTATCGTGAAATGTCCAATCACCCAGAATGTGATATGGCAATTACTGAGATTGTAGATGAAGCAATCAGTCACGATGATAAAGGTAAAGTTGTTGATATCGTTCTTGACGATTTGAAGCAACCAGAAACAATTAAGAAAAAAATCAGAGAAGAATTTGATAATGTTTTATCAATGTTAAACTTCTCAAACTTAGCGGACGATATCTTCCGTCGTTGGTACATAGATGGAAGAATTTATTTCCATATTATCGTAAACGAATCTAATCCTAAAGAAGGTATTCAAGAGTTACGATACATTGATCCACGCAAAATTCGCAAAGTGCGTGAAGTGCAAAAGGGTCGTGATTTAAAAACAGGTGCAGACATTATCAAATCAATGGCTGAATACTATGTCTACAACGACAAAGGCACTACAGCACAAAATTATACAGCAAGTGTTAATTCTGGACTAAGAATTGCACCAGATGCAATTGTGAATGTTAATTCTGGAATGATGGATGCAAAGAACACATTCGTTATTTCTTATCTACACAAAGCAATTAAGCCACTCAATCAATTACGTATGATTGAAGATGCGATTGTTATCTATCGTGTTTCAAGAGCACCAGAGCGTAGAGTATTTTACATTGACGTAGGTAATTTACCAAAAGGTAAAGCTGAACAATACTTGCGTGATGTTATGGTTAAGTATAAGAACAAAGTTGTTTATGATGCTAACACAGGTGAGTTGCGTGATGACCGTAAACACATGTCTATGCTTGAAGACTTTTGGTTACCTCGCCGTGAAGGTGGTAAAGGTACAGAGATTACTACATTGCCAGCTGGTCAAAATCTTGGTCAAATGGAAGATGTACAATACTTTCAAAAGAAACTATTACAGTCATTGAATGTTCCATATTCAAGACTTGAGCCACAAGGTGGTGGTATGGTTGGTCTTGGTAGAACAACCGAAGTTACCCGTGATGAATTAAAGTTTAATAAGTTTGTTGTTAAGCTACGCAACAAGTTTTCTCAAGTGTTTGACCATGCTCTTAAGATACAACTATCACTAAAAGGTATTTGTTCACAGGAAGAATGGGAAACATTCAGAGAAGATGTTTTCTATGACTATAGAAAAGATAATAACTTTACTGAGTTGCGTGATGCTGAATTACTGCAACAAAGATTACAAGCACTTGGACAAATTGATCCATATGTTGGTCGTTACTACTCACAAGAATGGGTAAAGAAAAATGTACTTCATTTGACGGATGATGAAGTTGCTGAAATGCAAAAACAAATTGATTCTGAGCCTGCACCACAACAACTTGGTCCAGATGGTCAACCAATGCAACAAGATATGCAACAACCAGATCAAGCTACACCAGAACAATTTCCACCAGAAGATAATGTGACAGAAACAGGCTCAGAAGAATCTTCAACACCAGAATTAGACAGTGTTGTAAAGAGATTCGGAAGAGTTATAAATAGGTAATAAAGGAGTAATTATGGACACAAGACAATTTATAGATTTGCTTGGCGCTGGTGAAAGTGCCGAAGCTAAGACCGCTTTAGAAGAATTGATTTCTGCAAAAGCATTTGAAGCATTAGACGCAAAGAAACAAGAAATTGGTTCAACACTATTTAATGGTAGAGAACAAGAAGTAGAAACGCAAGAAGAACAATGAAGTCTTTACAAGAATTTAAAACTGTCGTTGAAGAAGAAAAGCAAGACTTTACAAAGTTTGATGCACTCGTTCGTGCAGGCTTGGCTAACAAAGCACAACTTCAAAGACTACACCAAATTCTTGGTAAAATGTCAGATGAGAAACCAAACTTTTCTCCAGCTGACCGTGCTATCATTCAAAACATGTTTACCAAAATGGTAGATATGATTACGAATAATCCACAGATGTATCGCACTGCACGTAAAGCAGTATCAGAAGGTTTATTGGACACAGCAGACTTCAAACTTGATGTTACAGGTAGAAAAGTAAAAGCACACAGAGTTAAAGTTGGTGATGCTATGAATACATTACCAGCAGATAACATTAAAGAAGAAATAGAAATGATTGGTGAGGATCTGCGTAATGAGCCTCCATTTGTATTACTTCTAAAAAGAACAGCGGTACGTTTGTATCCAGGCAATCTTAGAGTTGCAACATACCATAATCAAAAATTGAATAGAGATTTTGCTATTCCATTTTCAATAACCGGCACTGGTGATATTCAGTCCGAAGAAGTTGAGCAAATTGAAGAAGCAGTTATGGATACTCTACATAAGATTGTTGCTGGTAATTCAGCGCAGTCGGTAAAGTTTGCAACTGGTGAAACTCGTAAAGTTGACCACTTCACAGCATCAGCTTTGACACAAGTGCATAAAGCATTGAATGACGAAAACAAAAAGAAGTTTGCTGATATGGTACATAAGTCACCCGCACATTTTTCTAAAGCATCAGACTTTGCGTTCAGTAAAGCTAAATGAAATTAATTGATTTAATTTTTGAAGGTAAACTTGTAGAAGCGAAAGAAGAACTTTTTACTCGCTTGAATGAAGTTGCTTCTAAAAGATTAGAAGAAATAAAGCGTACCGTTGCAGCCGATATATATGAAGAAGTGGAAGTAATTGATGAAGCAAACATTCAACGTATGGGTAGAATCCAAAAGATTCGCCGTAGAATTAGACGCAACGCAAAGGGTAGAATTATTGTTCAACGCAATGTAAGACGTTCAGCAATAAAAGGATTTAGAATTTCTGGTAATACAGTTAAAAGAATTCCTGCAATGGCAAGAATTCAAAAGTCAAGAAAGTTAAAGAGATATTGGAAAACTAAAGGTAGAGCAAAGTTGAATAGAACATTACTGAAAAGAAAAATGTCTTTGCGCCGCCGCACTTCAATGGGAATAAAATAAAATGGCATTTGAAATAACAAACCAACTAAGAAGCTCAAGTATTATTAGGGTAGAAGGTCCTTCAACAGTAAATGTTAATGTAAGTCAATTATCAACAAATACTGCTTTAGAAACTGTTCTGTCTGCAAATATTAAACGTATTGCTTGGTCAACAGGCGGTAGTATATCTGTTGGCAGACATGGAGCAAGTAATACGTTGATAACTTTAGCCACATTATTTAACAGTGGGCAGATAAATCTTGATGAACTGGGCACTAGTTTAGCCAACACTAATACAGGTAATGTTACAGTTACCATCGCAACTAGCGGTACTGTTTTCTTGGAAGTGTCTAAAACTGCAACGTATTCAACAGATTTGGATAGAACATAAAATGAAATTAATTACAGAAACTATTGAAGACGTTCAGTATATTACTGAAGTAAAAGAAAACGGAAAGAAAAACCTTTTTATTGAAGGTGTCTTTCTAGTCGGCGAACAAGCTAACAAGAATCGTAGAATGTACAAGATGGATACACTACGAGAAGAAGTTGGTAGATATAACCAAGAGTACATTATGACAAATCGTGCTTTGGGAGAATTAGGTCATCCAGACACACCAACATTAAATTTGGAACGTGTCTCACATAAAATCATTTCTCTTAAAGAAAATGGTAATGTTTTTATTGGTAAAGCACAAATTCTTGAGACACCATACGGCAACATTGTAAAGAACTTTATTGATTCTGGAGTTAGTCTAGGTGTTTCCTCAAGAGGTATGGGTTCTTTGATTCCTGGTGAAGACGGAATTAACATTGTTGGTGGTGATTTTCGTTTGGCTACGGCCGCAGATATTGTTGCTGATCCTTCAGCACCAGGTGCATTCGTAAACGGCATTATGGAAAACAAAGAATGGTTATTTGTTGAAGGACGTTTTGTTGAAATCGATATTGACAGAACGAAACAAGCAATTCAAAGAGCCCCAAGAAAAGATGTTGAAAAAGTGGCTATTCGCCTCTTTGAAAATTTTCTATCAAAACTTTAATTATTATAAATAAATATACACAAAAGGAGATTCCTAATGGCTACAAATAAACTTTTTGAGGCGGCTGCTGAGATTCTTGCATCAGGCAAGGGTAAGAATGCTATGCCTCCAGAAAAGCTACCTGGCGAACAAGTTGATGCTGGCGGTCCAACCCCAATGAATGCCAAGCAAGATGATGACTCGCACAAAATTACGCCCGCTACAAAGAGTGCTACAGCACCGGCGACTAAACCTTCTGCCGCTTCTGCTAAACAAGAAGAAGTAGAAGTTGAGGGCGAAGTTGTTTCAGAAGAACAAACTGAAGAAGTTGAATTAAATCTTTCCGAAGATATCAACGCTTTGTTTGCTGATGACAACACAATCTCAGAAGAATTCAAACAAAAAGTTACCACAATTTTTGAAGCCCGTGTCCTTGACCGTGTTAAACAAATTGAGGAAGAAACTGAATCTCGCTACGCATCTATGCTAGAAGAAGCAGTTGAAGCAGTTAAAGAAGACTTAACCGAAAAAGTAAATGACTATATTGCTTATGTGGTTGAGCAGTGGATGGCAGACAATGAAATCGCAATTGAAAAAGGCATTCGTGCTGAATTGACAGAAGATTTCATCTCTGGTCTCCGTAACCTATTCGCAGAACACTACATTGATGTTCCTGCAGAGAAAGTTGACCTCGTTGACGAAATGGCTACCAAGATTGATGAATTGGAAGGCAAGTTAAACGAGGAAGTTGAGCGTTCAGTACAATATCGTAAAGAATTGGTTGAAGCTCACAAAGTAGAAGTTACCCGTGAAGTATGTGAAGGTTTGACCGACACTCAAGTTGAAAAAATTAAAACACTTGCAGAGAGTGTAGAGTTCTCCACAGAGGAAGAATACAAACAAAAACTTGAGACAATTCGTGAGAATTATTTCCCTTCTGGTGTAAAGAAGGCCGATGAAGCCCAACTTCACGAACAAATGAATGACGATGTTGAAGACAAGAAACCACAAGTTTCTAACGATGCATTTGTTAATTCCATTGTTCAATCGATTTCAAAAACAACCCGATTTTAATTTAAACCAAGGAGAACTCTAAATGTATCTTTCCGAAGACCTACAAAAAAAATGGGCGCCTGTTCTAGAACATGCTGACCTACCAAAAATTACCGATCCATACAAACGTGCTGTTACAGCATTGGTACTTG